GGACCTTAGCGTTTTTGACATCATCCTTCATTTTCCTCTGCCTTATCATCTGAAACGTTTTCCATGATCTTTGTCATGCTTTCTACTAATGATTTTTCTTCTTCAGATATTGTGTTGGCAGCTTGAAAACTTTCTTGAGGTTGTTCAGGTTGAGGTTGTTCAGGCTCTTGTTGTTGTGGTTGATCGTCGTCTACTCCAAGATCAGGTTCATCTTCTTGTTCCTTCTTCATCAAGTCTTCTTGCTTTTTGATATCATCTTCGTTCATTCTTAGAACGTCTTTCATTACATAATCTTTACTAAAATATTTTCCAACAAATGAATCAACTTCACCTAATAGTCTTAATCTATCACCCATTAGTTCAGCATTTTTAAGTTCTGAGAAATGATTGTCTTCTAAGAAATCATAATGTATGTGTTCTCTCATTTCACGAAACTCTGCTCTAGTTGTAACACCAGTTAAGATTAATTGTGTTTCTAAAAGATTATCAAATAATGTTGTAAACTTGTTTCTTAATCTTGCAATGAATTTAGTAAACTTTAATTCATCTCTAGTTATTTCAGAAGCTCTACCTAAATTAAAATTATTTTCAGCTTCCATTCTTGTGATTGGAACATTAAGAGCTTTATATAATTTTCTTTTGAAATATTCAATGTCTTCCATCTCACCTAAGTTCTGTCCACCAGGTAATGAAGTAATCTCTGTACCTTTACCACCTTCTCTTCTTGGTAACCAAAAGTCTTCTAACATAGTCATAAACTTTCTATCATCTCTAACCTCACCAGTAGATGCATCATAGACTAATTTATTTTTATGTTTTACCATCATGTCTCTAAGATATTGTTCTGCTTTAATCTTAGGTAAGTTACCAACATCAATATAAAATATTCTTCTTTCAGGTGCTCTTGCTAATCTATAGATAACTGAAGCATCTTCTAACATTCTAAGTTGATTTAAAGGTTTGATTGCTTTATGTAAATGTCCAAGAACTAATAACATTCTTTGATCTAATAAACCACTATGACAAAAACTAATACTATCTTTAGATATTTTAAGACCTTGATTAGATCTGTTTATTCCTCTTGGATGAAAGATGTAATATTCAATATATCCTTTTGTAAGAATAGTATTAGACTTCTCATCTTTTCTTTTTATAGCTTGTTTTATTTTTCTTATTTTTCTAGGATCAATATATCTAAGTTCTTGAATACCAGCTCTTGGATTACTTTCATCTATAACTAAATGATAATATAATCTACCATCAATATACCATTTTCTGAATACATCATAAGCATTAGTTGTAAAGTTCAACATTCTAAGAATGTTTTCGAACTCTTCATGGATCCTTTTTTTAATTCCTGCACCAGTTTTTAGATCATCTAAGACTATAGATATTGGTGGTTCTTTTTCATTATATATTATAGCTTCATTAACTATATCATCAATAGCAGAGTCGCACTCCGGTTGGAGTGACATTTCTCTGTATCTTGTTACTAATTCTGCTTCTGATTTGGCTGATCCTTCTAGATCAACATAGGTACCATAGGCACCACCTGATGCGATTTCAACCGCTCCATCCTCACTGCTAGGTGGGACAAACGATTTAAGATTATCGCTTTTGAGTTTCTCCTCTTCTTCCTTCCGACCAATGCGAAAGCCAAATAATTCTAATGCCATGACTACCTTTATATTAGTATTGTACTACAAAACTATTTATGAGTCCAATACTTTTTTCAATTAATTAGAACTAGAGACCACCAGCATTGCCGGTAATGCCTCCAGAAACTTCCCAATAATCGTAAGTAAATGTTACAGTAAACTCTGAAACAGCATCTGTACCCCAATCCATTTCAATAGCTGAAACTTCTGTTGGGAAGATACCTACAAAGTTATATACTCTTACTGGAGTACCTGTTTTACTAAATTGAGTCACTTGAGCAGTGGACTTATATAATGCTGGAGATGATGCACCAAATTTTCTTAGATTTGTTTGGAAACCATTGATCGTATTTGACCACTCCTCCATTGCATTTCTAATCTGCATATCCTCATCATTAATAATCGTTGCTGTCCAATCAGCAAAAGTTCTGTTTCCGGCTAGTCTTAATTGTCTTCCAAAATATGGAACATCTAAAGGTGCAATTGTTGCAGCTGGAATCTGAGCAGCTCTCGCTAGGAAAGGTACTTGGATATCAGCAGCTCCGTTAGCTGGGTTGGTTATATTCACTTGGAATAACGAAGTTCTAGCACCACCTAGTTTTAGAGCACCTGCAAATAAGTTAATGTTGAACGCCATTTATTTTTCTCCTACTAGTATTTATATTATATTAACCAAATTGACCAACTACTTCACTAAATTCTACACCAGTTCTCACTGCAATAAAGTTCAGTTGGATAAAGTTGATAGCTCTAGCTGGTTTGATGAATATATCACCAATAAATCTGTTAGAATCTATAACTTCTGGAGTATTGTTTGTTTCGTCGCATACTACTCTAAAATCAAATATACCCCTTCTTCCTTGAACATCTCTCAAGAATGGCTCAACTAATTGAACAAACTGAGCTCTTGTAAATGCATCATTGAATTCAAATAGTGTAAACTTAGCAGCTGTTGCAATTGCTTTCTCAAGAACAATGAATAATCTTCTTACATTTATTCTATCAAATGCGCTTGGTTTAGCTAGAAGTGTTTTATCACCAAATAGAACTGTACCTTCTCCTGGGAATGTTGTAATTGGATTTACACCATTCTTATAAAGTAGATCCCTTTCTGCTTTGTTTGGATTGAACGCTAATTTGTTTACATTCTTCAATATACCTCTATTGAAACCTGCTGGTGAATACCAAGGGTCTCTTGCAATATCAGATCTAACCATGATACCAGCTGTATCACCATTTCCTGGAACATATCTTTGTAAGTCGTTAAACTTATCATATTGATACTTCCAGCCACTATCCATTACTGCATAAGAAGTTGAAGTTAATGTATCTCTAAATGCAACTGTATCAATTGCTTCTTTACCTGGGAATGAACTGTTGTTAACAACATCTGCTCTTTCTGGAGATAATGTTAATAAACAATCTTTTCTTACTTCACAGATATTACCAATAATATGTTCTATAACTGTTTGATTTTGAGCACCACCTAATAAGAATGACACATCAATATCTTCAGCACTTTTAAACTTATTGTATCCGTTAATATAATCAGCATTTGTTGGACTTGATCCATCTCTTCCATTTATTAGACTTTTTGTATCAGGTAATGGATCACCACTAAATGTTACTCCAGCTGCTTTACTACCTGCATTTGTTTTAAAGTCATGAGCAGCCCAAAAAATGTATCTTGATTGCTGATTCAATACTTCTTTATAAAAATTATTTGTTCCATCTTCATTTTTAGCGTCAGATGCAACACTTAAATTTTCAAATACTTCTAATACTTGGTTTTTTCTACCTGTCCATTCACCATCTTCATCTGCAATAACAATATGAAGTTCATCACCTGAACCTCCAGCTGTATTAGCAAAAGCTGATGTTGTAGGAGCTTTATCAACATTACTGAAAAATTCCCATCTTCTTGTTGGAGTAGATACTGAAGCATTGTGTGAAGCAGCACTACTAAATGCTGATACAGTATTACCTAAGTATTTTGTTTCTAATGTAAGTGAACTATTGTTTGCTATAGAAGCAATTTTTCTATTTACTTGATCAGGTCCTAAAACAAGTATATCACCTACTTTTAATTCTGTTGTAAATGCAGTAGCCGCAACACCTGCACCATTAGCTTCTGTTGTTACACCTGTAACTGTTTTGGATCCATCTGTAACTGTAATATTACCAGTTATAGTTGACTCAAATGCATTTGAACTTGGACACACTGAAACCTTTAAACTGTTACCTAATACTCCTGGAAACTTAGCGACCCATGCACCGATACCTGATATACCGTTGCTAAAATTTTCGTCATAATCATCTTCATTCTTAATAAATGTTGATGCTACAGCATTGTTTGATACTGTTGAATTTAATGCCGTTCCACCTGAAGTACTTGTATTAACAACTCTTGTTACGAATAGTGCATTACCATAAGCAAGGAAGTTAGAAGCTACAAAAAAGTCAGTAGCTGTATTACTTGTTAGTGGCTTTTGATATGTTTGAATTAATTCGTCTTCATTAGTAATTAATGTTCTTTGATCAACAGGTCCCCATCTTAAATGGGCAGCGAAACCTGCTTCTGTGGTTGAGACGGCAGGAACTATGGTAGTTAGATCAATCTCTGATACATTAACACCTGGTGAAACTTGAAATCCCATTTTTCTTACTCCTACTTACAATTACAGTTTTTATTATTAGAATTTACAATTATTTATAATTTTTTTAAACTATGAATAATCGTCTGTCTTTTGCATCACCCATCTATCAGTTGGATTATCGAATATTTGCTTTTCATTATCTGTTACACCATCATCCTTAAAACCGACAGGTAACATATTTTCTTCTATCATCTTTTCTTGTTCTTTATATAGTCTTTCACGAATATCGATATCTGTTATCTCTTTGAAGTAGTCTTGTTTTACTATCCATGAGAATAATACAGTACACATAGCTAAATCATCATGCATACCTTCTTCTGCCTCATAACTACTTCCTTTACCAACAAATGATGATAATTCAGCTAATAAATCAAAATCTCTTATAACTAACTTATCATTCTCAACTAGATCTTTTAGATTACTGCAACCAATTCTTTTTACTTGTTTTGTTGTCTTAACTCCTATAGTTCTAGATCCACCACCAAAACCACTACTTATTTGTTGACCTGCTCTACCTTTATGAACGGTTACCATTAAGTTTTCGTATACTAGATCGTTATGAAGTATATCAACAACTTGTTGACC